GTCCGGACACTCCACTAACTACGGGCACTTAGCGGGAAAATCAACAAACCTACACTAATATAATTCTACCTCTAATACACTCTCTTGCCAAGTACGAGTTTCTTTATGTTTTGGCCTATGATACTCCACATCAAGGTGATTTAAACACAAAACTTCATAATATGAAGGAAATCTTTCAGGAATGCCTTGCATTCCAATTTTAAGTAAATATTTCTGATCCTCCTTCATAAGCTCTGGTATCATTCGATCTATCATAACCTTACCATGAACACTACAGGAAAAATTGTATTCCAAGTTATATTTAAATTCTATCATGGCAAAAGCCAAAGGTTCGATTCCCAACGTATCATAAGCAAGACCTATCAACCTACTTAAATTCCTAAACACCTGACAACCCCTGTCTTTCGGGACACTCATTCTCCATTTATATTGTGCAATTGGTCTCCATGGGACTATAGGAGATATTTCCGGAAACATCTTGTTAAGACAAAAATTAGTTGACAATACAAATTGTCTTTTTAAATACGCAGGGCCTTGATAAATTGTTCTCAATGCAGTAGAATTGGCAACAACAAAATATGATATTAAACTACTATATGTAGCTTTGCGTTTCATATCCACACCATAAAATTTCCATATAAATTCTGCAAAGCCCTCAATACTAATAATATCAAGATTCCGAGGACAAGATGCTATAAAATCATCTCCAAAGAAAAGGGCAACTATCCTTCTTGCTATCATTAGCATCCATATCAATTTCCTCGTATCTATATCAACAGTTGCCATAGTATGAAATATGTAAGCCAACCAATAAAAATTTATCATTATCCACGAATTGCCATGAGATGTTTCTAAACTCCCGGAAGGCATGAAACCCAAAATTAACATAAAATCTTCTAACCATCTAACAGTTTTCCCCGCCAACATCTCAGCAAGACCCTCAAGAATACATTGAAACAATAGATAAAACGGATCTTTATCATCGCGCTGTACCCATTGCATCGCAAACATTTGATAATATACTAATTGCATTGCTCCAATTGAAGTATCTAGACCTTTAATATCTCCTTCAAAGAATTTTTGTGTCCCCTCCTTTTTCAATTTATAAGATCTATATGTTGGATCCAACGGCCGGTACTGTTCCTCATATTCATCACCTGATTCACCCCAAAGTGCATCATATTTCATCTTTGCACCACCTTTAATCCATGATGTTCCTATTTCATTATGTACGGAAAAATTCCTAGAACCGGGATAAATTAAATTTGCATCTTCATAATAGGTTCTTTCAATTTTCCTCATACCAAGAGGCCGTCCCCAAAATGAATCTTTATGCAATGCAAAAATTCTTCCTTTATTATCATAATCAGCTACGGCCTCAGGCGCAAGTGTTCCATCATCAATACACGACCTATTTTCTTCTTTATACGACAATGATGTAATAAAATGTTTAAAAGCTTTTATCACGGGCACTGCACCATCTTTAATCATTTCAGCAGCAGCAACCATAAAATTTCTAAACTCTCTAATGATAGACATCATAGCTTGATTTTTAGTTGGATGTTTAGTAAATTCAAAGGTATTGTAACCGGTATTTATCTTTGGAAGATCAGGCCAAGCATCAAAACCATTCTTTTTATTACCAAAAGGAATCAAATTTATATCATTAGGTTCAAAATACCATTTAACCTTCTTCTTAGAACGAACACAATAATTATAATAATAGTTAAATGCATGATGAACACAATCGAAATTAAAACCCGGTTTGAAAGAAGGAAATGATTTTGGAAATTTTTGCAATCTTGAACTCATAACCCTTTGTACATGATATACTACATTAGTCACATAGGGATGATCTTTGGTACCTCCATATGATAAGTTATAAGCAG